CTCTTACGCGCAGTTATAAGTCCAACATCCCCGGGTTTATTTGGATCGCCAAAGAGCGTATTCTTATACTGCTGCGCATAATCAAGCATCCTCAAATCTCCAGCACCTCGAAGTGCGGCTGAATATTCGATAATTTCTCGCCAATCGTCATCGAGTAAAATTACATCTGTAAGTGCCGGAGGATTTGAAAATGGATGCTGTACCTGATATCGCATGTACGAGAAGTAATTATTATTCGGCTGAGGTGCTATGAAAATCTGATTCATATACCTCGACCAATACGCTGGTGTTCCGGGAGTGGAAAACATAAGTTCCAGCGAATCTATCGTCTTATACATCAGTTGAATACCGGGATTATAATTAGGGGGATTGACTAACGGATTTGAATAAAACATAAAAAAACTTGGGATCAGTTTTGGGTTTGCTGTGGTCCCAAATACTGGTATATCTACTGCATTAATCCAAGTACTAAATGGATATTGATACTGCCCGTTCGTCATTTGAACTGGGGCAGTTGTAGTTCTCTCAAGTCCCTGAAATGGAAAACTTTGCGAAAGTTCCAAGCACGCATCAGCTATCCATTGAACTCCAAGTGTAAAAACGTCTGCACGCTGAGAAAGCTTCGCCCATACTCCACCTGTAGGTGCGACAGAGGAAGAACCAATACCTCCGAGCAAATCTTGAATTGTATAAGGATAAGCCATCTTACTCCTAGACCAGAATCCAAATCACAGTATCCGTCGAATCATTCGTTGTTTGCAATGTTATCGTAGTATTCGTAGCCGCCAGAGTACCAAAAAATACAATCGCAGCAGTCGTCGCGTAAAGAAGGATAATACCATAGGGAACCTTTTTCAAGTTGTGGGCTATTGTTAGATCGATATTATTCCCAAGCCAATGAGCAGGAAGGGCATTCGGGTTAGCGAGAGAACCGATCCGAATAATTACTCCGGTCATATTATCAGTGGAAAAAGTAAGTGGTTCTCCATTCACATCAAATGTCAAACCATTACCGGGACTTGTATTACCACTCAAGACTTTGTTAAAACTCTTATTCAATTGGTCTTGATTCGACATACCAGAAGGAGTTATAGGTTGCATTAATCTATCTCCCCGTCCGCATAAGTTCCAGCAAGCATTGCTTTAACAATAACACCGTTAAAAGATGTAGAAGTGATTGACAATTGTGGTGCCTCTGCTGTTACAATTCCAGCTGGGGAATAATAAGTCCTTGGATTAGCTGTGCCATCCAAAGTAATATTCCCAAGTGGCGTTATAGTACCATTCACATCGGTGATAGCACAAGCTAGAGTTCCTGACCCATAAGCTTTTACCACACATCTACGAATAGTCGGTTTGCGTGTATGGCCAAGTTTTATTTCCTCCGACCTAAATTGTAGAATAGTAGCTGGAAGAAGTGCAAAGTCCGTTTCAATGCCATTGGAGGTAGTTGGAACTAGAATAACCGCGTGTGTAGTTGCAGAACCCGGATCATAAACTCCCATAGTAAGTAAAGTAATAGGCACCGGAAATGCTGTAACATTAGGCAATGTGGGTGTTTGCAGCAATACAGGTGCTTGATCTAGAGATGTGAGATTTAAAGATACAACCCTCAAACCTATATAATCCGAATGGAGATAAGCATTTGAAATCGCATCTACATTATACTGCGTATTAGACCAGGTATTTTTAGGTATATCCAAAGCCCAAATACTTAAAACCGCAGACACACCGAGACGTGGAGGTTGTGGTAAAATACTAGCAAGTAAATAGGTAGGATGTGGAGAAGTCGCATTGAAATAGTAAAGAAATACCGAACCACAAATGAATAAATTAAATCCCACTGTACCATTCGCAGCAGCATTTAAAGTCTGTAAAATTGCTGTTCTAGCCGCTCCCGAGAGATCTGAAAATCCCGCAGCAGTGCTTATTCCATACACACCACTATTTGTAGCCATGTATCCAATTTGCCCGTACTGACTTACACTATCGGGATACACACAACCTTGTCCTATAGCAGAGGTCCAAAGTGTAGTAAAATCAAACGGCCCAATTGCCACACCAGTTGGTGAAAGTTCAACCAATCCTTTTTGCGTTATCGCAATACCTACCGAAGCGAATGATAGAAATCCAGTAATTTGATCTTCTACCCCGGCGAGCGTATTAAAACCAGCGGAACGATCTATACTAGGATCCCATGTACTAAATTCCCCAGGACCACTCCAATTGATTCTATTTGGTTGAATACCATCGACGACGTTGTTAGTATTCAACTGCAATAAGTAATCATCCAACACACCAAGTATTCTTCCCCCGGCGTAATTACTAGCAAGCAACAAAGCACTCACTCCGTCGAAACTAAAAATAGAGTTCAACCCATAGTTGCTAATATACGCAGTACCATTTATAACTTGCACTGCGGAAGGTGGCGAAGCCCAAGGAGTACCCGGAAAAGGCGGCGCTGCGATTGGATCATTTACAAATGCCACTCCTTCAAGATAGTAAATAAACCCGAATTGATCTATTGCGAAGATTACCTGATTCTGGACCCACAATAAAACTGGATAAGAATTAGCAACTGTAGAAGTCCAAGCAAAACTTGGCTGTAGGATGAATGGATATAGTTTACCATTTAAATCAACAACCCCTTGCTGCGTAACAAGCTGATTCTCCGCAATATCCACCGGATCTTTATCCGAAGCAACCCCTCCCCAGGGTTGTTCGTAGTAAATCTCGAAGTGATTTCCAGTAGTTTTCCGCAGTCCGCTTGGCATTTTAATCCCTTACTTGGTAATAAAGATACTAAGAGTTCCCGAACTCAACGCAGTTACAACCATCCCATTAACCCAAGAAAGCGTACCAAACGCAAACATAGGATCAGCGGCATTCGCAACTGTGTTCAAAATTGTATTCCCATTCTGATCCAAAATAGTCAACGTAGCACCTGCCGCTGGCATATTCCAAATCAATTCCTTGATATAAATCTTTCCTGTCCATACTGGTGTGGCACTAGGTGTGTCAAGATACCAAGGATTCGCACTAATATTATTTGCCATTATTTCCCTCCGCTGTACGGTGATTTTCTACGAGCCGCTCGGCCCTTGCCTTCGCCCTCGCCTTCTATTCTTTTCCCTGCCGGAATATTAGTCGCATCGCTAGATACCGGAGCATTAGATTTGTAATCGCTTTTGCTCGTATTAAACGGATGCTTATCACCCTTCCGCGTAAGCTGTGCCATGTTATTTCTCCTTAAATAAAAATATCATCATTCTGTCCATCCAGAGTGGGCATCGTAAGTTTCGGATCAGGTTGCAGATCTGGCTCGATGATTATAATCTCCAGAGCCTTTGCAACTTCCACATCATACTGACCGATTAATGGATAAGCATCGTAGCATTTCCTATCAAGAAGTTTTCCACGCTGCCATTGCATGTCTATAATAGAAGTCCTATCACCACACCGCGCACAAAACGTCCATGCACCCTTATCCCATGTATGTTTATTCGGAAGTCCGTAGCTCATATTTAATCCCCCGAACTATAAACACAATGTCCCATCCAACGTGGTGATAGGTGTAATGTCTCTGGAGTTATAAGTGGAGCGTATTCTAACTCAGCATTGAGAAAATAAATCCCGACCTCGGCAGGAGCTACGAAACCAAACTCGGAACAAATCTCTCGTGTAAGTGGTGTGAGTTTACGAGTATGAAATAATAGCGCCATAATATCACTCATAGCATAAGGAGTTCCAACCCGTTTAAATACAGCCACTACGAAAGCCTCGAATAATGCTTCAATCGTCATTCCAGCATTATTAGCTTCTTCTAGAGTGATAGGCTTTTTATAACGCCTCTCACGCGTCGGAGTGAGGTAGTTGAGCGCACGAAACTGAATACCAGAACCCGCATGGGCGCCGAGATATCCACCCTCCTCGGGATAATTTGCAGGCATTCCATGCTTTACCAAGATAGCTTTAACCAATGCCATCTGTTCAGAAGGAAACCAAAACTCATAATGATCCCAAAGACTTGAAGTAACCCAATCAATACCCGCCGAGACTATACCAGCCGAATTCACAAACCGCCCGCCGATATAAAATAAATTCATACGTCCTCCTACAGAAACTTGGCAATCAAAGTATTTCGCTCAAGTCCCGTCCAGGCACACACGTCAGCGATATACTGCTCCGTATTATTCTCGCTCGGAGGCGCATACTTGTAAATCATCTGCGCAATACTCATCGCAGCATAATGACGAGTAAGTAGATCTCTCATCGCTGCATATCCCTGTTCCACGGTCGGAAAATGTGCAAATCTTGGGGTCCGCGGAGGCGGGAGAGTCTCAATTCTGTCTGCGCCAAATTGCCTCGCAAATATTCCGAACTCGATATCACCTGGATTATTATTCCTCGTAGCCCGTCCTCCGGGTACACCAAAACCTTCTTGTTTTGCAATCGCTTCACAAATTGAAATCATCATAATTCCTCCTTAAAAAACCCCGCTAGTTTGGGGAGATAGCCTGAACTAGCGGGGCCGACGTGCTAATGAATCAAAGAACTCCATGAGAGTGTTGGTCATAGCACGTCTACCTCGTTAAACTTTAGGCGCCGTTGCTGCCCCAAGTTCCTAGCCAATCCGATGCTCCTGCAGACATACGCATGGTAGTCTTCTGTTTCATAGCTCCGGTGTCAAAATCCTCATCAAATTCATCCTCAGGATTCTGCCGCATGAACACAGTTAGGGAGTGATTCTTTTTATCAGCAAGTACAAACCACGGCCCGGAGTTGGTGAGATAATGTCCGACCATGTAACTCAAATCTTCTCCAAGCAGCGAGTTGATATCATTCGTATCAGTCGCGGGCTTGCCAGAAGAGCCAAACAATTCGCGTGCGAGGAACCTATTCTCAGGAGCAATCAAAACCATCTTAGGTTTCAGATTGATCGGAAGTCCCTGGGAATCTACCAAACGCTCGAACTGTGTCGTAGCAAGTTGTACACCTGTGAAACTGAGATCAATATCAGTAGCAGGGCGATTAGGGAAAGTACCAGCTGCGCTAATAAGATTTGGCAAAGTTGCCCAAGTATTAGTAGCAGCAGCGCCGCCGAGCAGAGGGTGCTGATTATTAAAAAGCGACACACCGTCTGTAGTAGTGACATTAGCGGAGAATCCCTGGTTAAAGATATTGAAGGATACGATTTCCTTCGTATAGCGAATAGAGCGAGCAAGCGCCTTTGGAGCAGTTTTGATCACGCCATACTTAGCATCCTGCCAGAGTTCTTTAGAAGTCCTCACAGCAAGCGCGTAAGTAAGATGAATGTACCGCTTATCGCCACCTTGAATCATGTTAGTATACGCGACGGGCGTATTTTCCGGCTTTTCCTGAAGCGGCCCAAACCCTGCCATCTTCAAGTCTTGCTCATATTCTGATTCCGAGGTCTTTACATTAAAAACCGCCTGATACTCTTCCGCTCTCTGTTCAAGTTCAAGAGCGTCGACGTAGATTTTATGCAACCCCGGAGCCATAAGTTTTGGATGTGCTCCACGAACCTGCGTTGGCATATTTATTTATCCTTTGTGTTGCTAATTTTTAAATGAAATCCTGACGAGCGGTCGCAAGAACCTGGAAACGCACACGAGCATTAATGACATATACACCAGCTACGGCAGTCTGATCGATAGGATTTACGCCCACAACCTGAACCACTGTGTTAGCACCGGGAGTTACCTTATCATTATCAACATACCAAGTTCCATTCGCATCAATGGTAAGACCAAACTGCGTACCAATTTGCGACTGGAGAATAGTATAATCCGCTGCCACTGCACCTGCACTATTATCAAACTGGCCTTCAAAAATCGTAAGCCCAATTGCACTTTCGAAGAGAGTACGGCCATCTGAAATAGGTGCACCGACTGCAATATTAACCGCAAGTGGTTGATTAGGAACCGAACCATAAGTCTGAATCGCTCCCGGAGGTCCAATCTGTTCAAAAGCACCAGGGGCGCCTTTGCCATTAGTACTGATATTCAAACCATAAGTAAGCGAGAAGCCAGCAATTCCGGCGGCGATAGTAGCCCCATCCCATTGCTGAACATACCCGGCATTAAGTTGTACGGGAACTCCGATCTTGAAAGTCTGCCCCGCTTTCTCAAGTTGTGACGCTGTAAAAGGCGTCAAACCGGAAGTAGTTTCCACAGAGCCAATCGGTTCGTGGTATGCAAGATTTGCTGGCATAGTTAATTTTCCTCTTGTTGAATTTTACTACAAGTTAAATTGCGACATCTGGACTGTAAAACTTCATCTTACCCTCATTGCCGGCGGTTGCGTAATCATTGCGGTAATCAGAGTTGCCCATATATGTTTGAGCCGCCTTAGCTGCGCGCTCATGGAGTTTAGCTGAATTTGTTGTACCGACTGCTCGCTCGTGCGCGTAGCGTAGTGCTCGGTAGTAAGTAGCTTTATCAATCTTCATAGCTACTACATCGTTAATTGTATAGTGACCGCTTGCATCTAGCGAAGGCTCAATTGCTTTCGCATCGCTTCCGGTAAGCAAATCATCTGGCTCGATATAAGTAAATCCACTTCCAATCCTTTCCCCGATTCGCTGAGGATTAATATTCACCCATCTGGCTTCGTAATTAGTATCCTTCAAATGAATAATCAACCCATCAGCACTCATAAATGGCTTGGCTTCGATTGGGAAATCCAAGTCATATACTTGATCGAGAGTTACAGTAGAAAAATCCGTAATCGGAACTCGTTCCTTACGAATTACCTGGCCCGCCATTCTAGGATTAAAATCAGATGCCATAATCGAGGCACGAACATCTTTTTCAATTTTCTTAGCAAGTTCTACAACATCAGCAGCAGTTAAGGGTTTGCTCTTATCCTCAACTTCAAGCACAGGTTTTACAAGTTTATGCACTACCGGAGCCTCTGGAACGGTCTTGAAATTATCTGCCCGCAAATCACTCGGAAAATCTTCTGCACTTTCCGCAACTTTAATCTCCCCATCTTCTTTCTTAAACATAACTCAGCTCCTTCTTAGAACTCGCCCAGTCTTTTTCACTCATGCCGAAACGCTTGGCCATTTCTTTTTCCTCGGCTCCGAGATTCTCAGGGCCATCTTTAACATCATTGCCAGAATGCGCTCCCGTAGAACCACCCTCGAAGATTCCAGAAGTATTTCGAGCCTTAATCTTACCTTCGGCAACCTCTTTTTGATGATCGTACATAACAAGTTTATAGCAGTTCTCTAGCGAACCAGCATTAGAACGCTGATTAAGTGGCAGCGTATCGATAAGAGAGTCTACTTTAGATTTAATATCACCATAGTAATACTCTTTATCTCCTAGAGTCTCACGGCGTGCTTCGCGTGAGGCCAAGAGCAAAATCGCATTATTAGTTCCCGAGAGCTTATCATTAATTGCACTCTCGGGATCTAGCATCATACGCTCGCTAAAATCACCCTTAGCTTCCGCAGTTGCTACATCCTTACGCCTTTTTTCCGCGTCTAGACGTTCCCGTCGCTCTGCTTTCATAAGCTCTGCCATTTCCTGCATCGGCTTCATAGCTTCGCTCTGAGATTTAGCAAACGCAGTAAACTTCTCATCCACCGAATTTACAATATCCTCTCGAAGCTTTTCAGGCTTAAACTCTACATCATCAAGCCCATCCTTTTTATCTTCTACAGGTGCCAGCGACCCGTCCGCTCTCTTAAACCATGCCATAAAATCATCTCCCTAATTTAAATTTGTTTTACCTTGAAAGCATTCATAAAACTTACCAATCCGATAATATCATCGAAAACTTGCAACTGACCTCTGAGATAGGCCTTCTCTTTTTCCGTAGCTGTCTCAGATTCAAAATAAATATCCTTCATCAAATCAGCTTGCGCCAGGAGGTACTCCACCAGAAATTGGCCCGCTGGTAGTTGGAACAGCTCCTTGATTGCCGGCTTCGCCTCCATTAATTGGCGGGTTGCCTCCTCCGGAGTTAGATTGCGGACGTTGGGGTTGGCCTCCAGCGCCTTGCTGTGCATTAGATTCATTTTGTCTTCCTTGTTTGAGAATCGCAGGGACTGGTATAAGTCTAGCGGCATCGTCGTGACCAAAGTTTTGTACGATTTCTTTATACAAAGATTGTTTTGCCCGCAATACTTCTATATAATACTGTTGCAAATCCGGCGGCATACCCCCCATTGTCATACCTTGAATTATCTGAGCATCTTGTGTATACAGTTGCGTAAGAGTTTGAGATAGCATTATATCATTCTGCTTCTCAAGTTCTTTATTCATCGACGCCGTAGACGCCCGAACCGATAAACCAAGTTTTCCAGATTTAATATTTTCAAGTGCATCCTTGAGAGCTTCTGCATTGTCTCCGAATTGTCTAAGTTTTTTTCCCAATCCGAAAGCAGCGTACATTTTTGCGAACTTGGAACCTGCCCTGCTGTGAGCACTTCGCATATCGGACATGCGCAACCCAGTGCGAGAATTTTGCTGTTGTAAGACTGCGAAAGTCCCTTGGCTGCTATAAATTCCACGTTTGCTATTGACAATCCCGCCACCTGTGCCTCCTGTTGCTGGGTCTATGCCAGTGCGTTCTTTTACCAAGGCAAGCGAGAGATTTTCCCCGTCGAGGTTATCCGCTTGCGGATTGGTGAGATCGAGTTTATCAATTTCTCCAATATCCGCAGGTACGAGGACTCCCGGATAAAACTGTAATATCGAATGCAACTTTGATTTTTTATTAATTCTGAACGCTGTGGTGTTACTAAGAGTCTTCGCATTAATTCTCTGTCGATGAAGTTCAGAAATCTCATCCTGATAAGCCTTAAGCATCTCAGCAAAACCATATCCATAATATTGATCATCGTCATACGCGAGTTTCGCGTCTTCAAAAATATCCATATTATCTGGATAATAATTATAGAATGCCACAAGTCGCGTCTTACTCAGTGGGTGATGAATACAAACAAGTCTGAGATTTTCCCCATTATGCTGGTATCGAAACCAGCATTCATACAGATCGTACTCATTTGACAAAGTACCAGATCCAGTATCTTGTAATCCTTGCATTCTCTCGTTGTAATTTTGTAGCACATCCGCCTGAGTACGATCTGGCTGTGCAATAATCGTATCTAACGCTTCATCGTCAAAAAACTTCAAAGCTTTCTTATCCATCAAAGTTTTCTTAGAGCATGTCATAATATGACATTTAAACTTTGAGTCTTCAAGTTTCTGAAAATTGATATCCGTGAGAAATTTATTCAACGGAATATTCTCGGGCCTCGGCCCGTCGAATCTAATCACATCTTTTGTCTCAAACTTTTGAGCCGCAGAATCCATATCTCCCGTACTCACATACGCCGTCTCCACGTGGTAGAGCCAAGGAAATTTGATAATGCCCGTGCCGTTACGAATCGTGGAGGAAAACCACGCCTCTTCGACGCGATAGAAATCGAGTTCTGCTGGATCGAGAGCCATATGCCCCAGAAACTTCTCAACAGCCGAACGCTGATCGTCACCTTTCCCAGCTTCAATATCGCCATATATTTTTGCCGTCCATAAAGGATCAGTCATATACATTGCCATAACGCGAGCAAGTAGATTATCCGAATTCGAAGCTACTACTTGAATCTCAATATTAGAAGCCCCCGGCCAAGGAGTATCACGACTCTCAGTCATGGGATTGCCCTTATACAAACGCGCAAATTCCTTTAATTTAACTTCACGAAAATTCCTAGTTCTATCATACCAATAATCCGTAGTCTCTTCGACCCAACGCCACATATCGTCCATAGCGTCTTTACCGAAGTTAATTTTTATTGGTCGAATCGCTGGCATTTGTTTCTACTTTCGTAATAGTTGTCGGAGTATAAGTTGTAACTGCTTGATTTTGAAGATGTGAGATTCCACAAAGAGTGGAGCCTACACCCGCGAAATAATATCCAATATCTGCACTATAGTGTGTTGCTATTCGCATAGATAGAAGGAGTACAATGATTCCCCAAAAGGTATTGGGCAGATTCCCAATAGCTTGAATTATCTTCACCATACTCCTCCTTTCTATTAAGCTGCTGCCCCTGTTTTCGGTGCAGTGATGATTTGCTGAAATGCTGGAGTTGCTGTCGTAGGTGGGACTGTTGCTGCTGATACAGCAACAAAAGCATTTGCCGCAGATACAATCGCGCTGACGAAAGTATTTGCAGATGCATTGTTATAATTAAATCCAGCCGCAGTTACTACAGTTTGAAGTTGCGGTGCAATAGCAGCTACAACAGATGCGAGCTTCGCGGCATTGTTGCCCGCGGGATCAGCAGCGGCAGCAGCCACACCAGTTGCTTCCGCATTTGCAATAGCAGTCAATGTCGAAGTAATAACTGTGGAAAGCCCTGGGAAATAAATATTCTCGAAAGGTGCGGCAACTGTTTGCACTTCCGCAACAATTGGTGCGGCCTTTTCAAAAACCGCTACGATATCGTGACCTACTTTTTCAAGCCAGCTAAGTGACATATTCTCTCCTTTGATTCTAGTGATGAAATGATTGTACTAGTTCTACGATCTGTTTAATAGACCATACTATAATACCCGCGCCCGCAAACTTCATAGTGATATTCTGAGTAGCGACCATTTTAGTTATGTCTATAATTAGAGTATCAACTTTCAATGCGAGAATACGTAATACATCTTGATTCTCCCTGTGCTTTGGAGCATCCACATCCGTATCATGTTTCCGAATGCGTTCGTCAATAAGCACAGTGGCCTCTGCTCGCGTTATAATCTCGTCAGACATTATTGATATAGCCCCACTGATGAATTACGGATGTTCCGTTTATATTGCTCTTTACGGCGTAATATTTCTTCTTCGATCTCATCCGTATTTGTATCGAAGTCCCATACTTGTGGCCCATAGCCAAGAGTATCTAGAACGTCGATTAGTTTACCACTGGGGTATGCCTCGAATTCCTCAATAAACTCATGCATCCCTACAGCATTAATCCAGAACTCGCCACGAGAGAATATTGGGCCAAGACTTTCAATTCTCATCTTCTTCGCATTTGCGGTTTTGGGTGTTTTTAATTCAGCAACTCTAATACTCTGGAGTCGCTTATCATCTCGTCCACGCTCTTTGAGTAAGTAATCGAGGTGATACTTAAGATATTTCTGTGCTGCGATGGTCTCCATGTGGATGGTATCAATCTTCCATCTAATTGCTGTATCGAGCATGACGCGAATAAACTCATCTGTATCGCAAGACTTCGCCCATACATCGAGAAGATATACTCTGCGTGGATTTTCTGCGACACCTGTAACTGTAATGGCGTGTCTGCATCGTCCCTCATTTCCACTATGGTTAGGATCAACGATTAAATACCTCTTCATGTTCCTGGGACTTATATCTTCTTCTACGTCGC